TCTTTTGATTATGGTTATGCAGTAATACCCTTCGTCACTCAACACAGAACCCAAAAAATCTTGGGTGTTCATTTTTCTCATCCACTGTTAGAAAATTTGCGCGGCCTTGTTAGACCGCGCTGTTATAATTAGTCGTCCCAATCGCCAAGAATATCATCCAAGGAACTGTTATTAGAACCGCCAGATGCAGCTTTCTTATTTGTAGTCTTAATTGGTTCTGGCTCTGGTTCAGAGACTTCTTCTTTCTGTGGCATATCTACTATATTGCTAGAAAACATGCTTTCTTCATTGTGAACATAGCCACCATCAACAACATCGAACATGCTACGAATAGTACGATCTGCAAGCTGCACAACCTGCAACTGACGTAAGCGAAGTGACACGCTCGGCTCGTTAGACATATATTTATAGGGGTAAAATGTTACACCTACGTTTACAATGCTGCCTGTAGTAAGCTGAAAATCATCCGTCATAGGATTGTTTCTCGAATCAACTTGTAAAGGCTTGCGTGTAACTGATCCGTTGTACTGGCCTTTTAGTGTACACTTGACGGTGCGTGTACCATCATCGTGTTTTGTCATTGGGTTGGACGGTGCATCAGGCCAACCTTTTTGTTTGTCTTCCTTATAAGCGGTTACCATAGCTATGTATAAGTTCTTAGCTGTGGCGCTATCCATCTTCAATTCGATAGAGTATTCAGCATTTGGTGCCATCGGATCACAAGGCACACTTTGGTTAAGTTTCTTATCAAAGTGATAAGTTCTATCCAACTTGGGCCATAGTGCTTCTGCACCCATTATCTTATACGCGTCTGCCATATTATTCTCCTATATATCTTTGTCGAGATTTAAATCCATCTCATACTGTGTGTTATCGTGCGATGTATATCGCACGGGTGGTGGGCTGGCCTTCTCCAACAACGCATTAGACACAGCCTGTTTATCAAAACGATATACGTTGTTGATCTTTAAATAAGTATTGTCAGGGATATGACCCTGACGTATCCAACCTCTAAGGGTAGATACTCCTACCGATAAGTGGTTAGCTAGTTCTTCTATTGGAACGAGAGGTGCCGTCATTACTTCTTCCTAACTGATATGACATATTCACTGTCAATATTTAAGCCTTCGGGTTTTAACTCAGGGTTCTCTTCTAAAAACTGCCTAATGTTTGTTTGGTTCAATCTCTTGTCAAACAACTCAGGCACAGCGTGTTCAATCACAAACTTGTGCATGGCATCCCAATCACTTGTCCAATATTTAATGCGCTGTGACCGAAAGAATAACCCCTCATCAGTTCTCACGCTTTCAACCTTGTTGTTTTCACAATAGCTGAGAAGCGCACGTTTTAAGATGTCAAGCTGGTGTGCCAACCCTTCATCTTCTTTGGTAAATGCCGCTTTTAACTCTGCACGTTTGTTACGTATTTTTATATATGCCTTAGTCATTTTGTCAGCGGGTGCGTCTGAATAGTCGCTCATCTTAACTCCTCCTTATACAAAGTATTATTTAGTTATATATGCTACTCTAGTCAAGCAGTTCTTTGTATAAGTCTATCATTTTTGTGTGTACGTCTATTCTCTTATCAAGTAATGAGTACACGCGTTTTTCGACAGCCGATCCTTGTAGCTGTACAACCGTACAGGGATGCTTTTGTCCTGATCTGTGCACCCTTGCGTTTGCTTGTGAATATGTTTCTAGTGAAGAAGTCGGACCCCACCATACCACAGTGTTCGCTGCAGTTAAAGTCACACCATGTGCTGCTGCTTGGGGTTGTATCACCAATATCTTGGGGTCAGACATAGTTTGGAACCGTTTAAATATATCGGTGCGGGCATGTGCGGGTACATCGCCGCGAATCACTTCTGCTGTTAAGTTGTCAGACCGTAGCTTCGACACCAATACATCTATCGTGTGTTTGAATGGTACAAAGATAAGAACCTTTTGACTGCTTTCATCTATAACTTCTTTCAAAACTTTATAACGATTGTTTATGTCAAACTCTAACGCATCACCCTTATCTGTATATACCGCACCAGCACTGATTTGCAGTAGCTTGTTCATAGTGGCAGCGGCATTTATAGCGGATACTTCGTCTTCACCCACGTGCATAACTAATTTTTTACGTAGTAGTTCATAATATTTTGTTTGTTGTCTGGTTAATTCTACCTTTCTTTTAACGTATGTCATGGCTGGTAAGTCGAGACATTCTTCTTTGGTGAACCGTATAGCTGGCTGTAACGCGTTATATACAACCTCACTAGAATTATCCTTTGGTATATAACGGAACTGTGTAATTTGCATCATTACCATATCACGGAACGAACTATAAAACCGTGGCACCGCATCAGGGTTGATAAGTTTGGCAAGGCCATATGCATCTAAAGGAGATTGAGCCGCTGGTGTGCCTGTCATCATCCAGAGCCATGTGTCATCGGTAACTATCTTGCGTAACGTTTTCCACCTTTTAGTGCGCGTGTTTTTATAATGCGTGGCTTCGTCAACAATAATTAAATCAAACCCGCCGTTACGAACTTCGTCCAACACTATGTCCACACCGTCATAATTTATTATGACAAACTCGGCACCTTGGTTCAGGACGGCGGCACGTTTCTTTGCGGCACCGTATGCAATATCTACAGATCGGTGCGGTGCAAATATGAATAAATCTTCTCGCCATGCACTATCCATAATTGACAGTGGGCATATAACAAGCACTCTTTTTATCTTGCCTTTGTTCATCAGAAAGTCAGCCGACCATATGGCACTGGCAGTCTTGCCTGTACCCTGCTCGTTAAAACAAAAAGCGCGTTTATTCATGGTAAAGAATGCAGAGGTTTTCTTTTGGTGGTCAAAGGGGGTGTATCTACCTGACCAATTATACTGAGATTCTATAGGCGAAGGTGCCCGGACCCCTAGATTGTTTAGTTTGTGTGTCGCATCAATATCCCAATCAACAAGCACCTCGTTAGTATTAACTTGTTTGCTTTTGGGTATTACTGAGGTAACACGGTTTGGATTGCGTAGCTTTAACAGCAACGCTTTACCGTCCACTATTTTCATGTGTTCTCCTACTTTTTCTTTTTATAGTTTCTTGCGCGGTTCTTGCTGCGGCTTTCGATCTTCACACCGTCTTTATTAGAACCGCCTTTGCTCAATGCTTTCTTGTGGCTAACGTCTTTACCCTCACGTTTGTCAGCTTTGCCATTTTTGTTTTTGTCTACACCTTCACGATCTATTTTTCGCCTAGCTCGTTGGCGCTCCATCCTTGCTTCAAAGGGCTTACTGCCCACAGGTTTGTTAACTTGCTTTTTACGGTCTTTTGGATTTTTATATGGCATCAGGCGTTTGCTCCATTGTGTATACACTCAACGACAGGGCAGTGTCTTTTACATAACCCATTAGGTCTAGCGTTCCATGTGTCAGATTCTGCAGCGGCACGTAAACCGTTATGCTTAACGATCCATTTTTCCCAAAGATCAGCTTTGTCTTGCTCTTCGTAGGTGTGTTTTACTAAGTCATTTACTAACACAAAAACCAAACCAGCGCGTACCTTTTTTATCTCAGGAAAATGTGCGAACACAGCCAGAGCCATCAACTCCAACTGCCCTTTGTCTGCATAACGCGATGACTTAGACGTTTTGTAATCTATTACCCATGCGATTTCACCTAATACATCAATGATAAGCAAGTCAGCGATACCACGGAACCACACTCGTTTATCATAAAAGTCACAAGCTTCTAAGTTTTCCTTTACGCCCATTTTACGTTCACAAAACTTCACACCACGTTTGGCAGCTAATGTGTCTAAAAAATTTTGCGCAAACTGAAACTCGTCAGGTAGTGGTTCGTTGTCTTTTATGTATAGCTCCGCTGCCTTGTGAAACGCGTTACCGTAGATGGTGGCTTGCGTTGGCACGAATGGATATTCTTTAAGAACCTTTTCATGGTAAAATTGTTTGGGGCATTGTTCAAAAGATTTGATTTTGCTGAACGACCACGGTGCTATATTAGTCATTTTAGATTCCTTCTTATAACTTATATCACGCATCACCATTTGTTGTCGCCCACTACGCCCTGTGCGAGTATCACCTTTATGCCTGAATATATGGTTTTTGTTTTCAAGCGCAGAAAATCTAGCAGTCACAGATGAATATGGTAGGTAAGGAAACATGTCTAAAATATCATCTGCAATCAATCCGTGATCTTCAGAGTTTATTATAGCGTTGTGCACTTTAGCCTCTAAAGCCGTGGTGTCTACAGCATGTGCCGCATTTATGCTTGTGTCTGGAGAACCTCTTCTATGCAATAAATATGGATTGGTGCCGTATTCATCACTCATAATTTAGCCCTCTCCTTTCTTACTACTCTCTTGACACTCTACTACGTCATCGCTCACATGACCCAAAAAACCAGAGCATATGCTACTACCACTGCCACTAACACAAGTGACCTCATACCCATTTGCTAGGAACAAAGGACAGCTATGATTGTTTAGTGGCTTGGTCCCTTCACTGCCATAAGGCAATACTGCTACATACTTACTCATTCGCAATCTCCATATGATTTACCTGTGCCACTCTCACAGTTTATCGGCAGACCATCTGCCCAGTCTGGTTTCCAACGCATACATTCTTCTACATATGCTTGCGCCTCGACCACTTCTTCATCTTTTACACAGGCCACAATACTGTCATGTACAGTTAGCACAACCTTGTATCTCTTGGCAATGCGTAGCATCTGCTCACCTATTATGCACCGCGCAACTGCTTGACATATATTTTCTACAACTTTTCCACCATAGATTTTGTTTGGCCCCCTACGTGTTTTATAATAATATTGTGGGCGGTTATCTTCCGTCTGGAAAAACAAGTCGTGATAATACATCGGTAGTCCAGAGGGTAGTATTATGGCAGTCTTATCCACGTCCACCCGCAGCACCCCGGCACGTCCTACCTTTGCAGGTGATTTATTACACAGATTCTTCAACATGTCCTGAGCAGCGTACCACAGGGAACTAATCGCGCTATTTGTTGTGCGGTATATGTCTATCACGTTACGTGCTTCATCTATGTGCATATCAAAACCAAAGTTAGACAACTGCATTTGAAATTTAACTGCGCCCATACCATACCCTGCGCCGAGTATGGTTGTCTTACCTACGAACCGCTGGTCTTTATCAACTGCGTCTGGCTCCACACTGTAAATCTTTGAAGCCATATGCTTATATACGTCTTCGTTTTTGTCGAACTGATCAACGAGATCATCTTGCTCTGCTAACCACGCCAAGACCCGCGCTTCTATTTGTGCGCTATCGGCATCAATCAGTGTATGACCTGCTGGCGCAACAATACTTTGCTTTAACTTCTTACCGTTAGGACCACGGCTTGGTAAGTTTTGGAGGTTAATCTTGTCATCGCCACCCCATCTACCAGTATGCGCTGCATAATATCTTACAGGCACAGGTAACAGTCCACGGCGAGATATGTTTATAAACCGTTGTGTCCTTGTTTCTTCTAAGGTACTTTTAGTACCCAACCGAGCAGCTACAAGAGATTGTACACGGTCATCTTCGTGTTCTTGTAATGCCTTGAAACCTTCGTCCGATTTTGCAAATGCATATGTTTGTTTTCCCGTAGTAGGGCTTATTTTCATAGGCGGCTTCACGCCTAACCCTTCAAGCACAACCGCAAATTTTGGATTTGACATTAGCTCTTCTCTTCCGATTTGAGCATCTGCCAGTAATTTGTCTTTGCGTTCTTTAATCTCAGCCAAGTGCAGCTCAAGAAGACCGTCATCCAAATCTACTGTAGGTTCAACAAACATGCGAAGCGTTAAGTCAATCAACTTCATTTCTTTTCGCGGAAAACTACTTATCATACGCATAAACAGGTCATGTGTTATGTCTACGTCTAACACACAATAATCCCCGTAGATGCCTAGCTCCTCATCTGTAAAGTCTCCTCTACGCTTACCCATAACACGTGTGACTTCATCGCCTTTGTCTTTTAGGCCATAAGCCTTTGCTAAGTTTGCAAGCGATACACTGCTTTCCGTGCCGTGCAGCGCCCGTGCCATACATAATGTGTCAGCGTATATCTTAGGAGTTATACCGAACTGCCAGTTAAGTATCGCACCATCGAACATAGTGTTATGTGCCAGCAGCATGCTGTTTTTCCAATCATAACGTGTTAGGTACTCACCTATTTGTTCATGCGTGCCGCTAATCCAGTGTGTTTCCTCTGTGTCTTTCTTTATTGCAACTCCAATAACTTCAAAGTCTCTATGGCGTATATAGTTTTCGGTAGTAAGTTTAGACAGGGAGTACTCCCTGTCATAAAATGTTTCAAAGTCGAGTGTGATTAAGTTCATTAATCGCTACCCGCAATCTCACCGCCAATAGCAGCGTATCCACAAATGTCTACATATGTATCCACATCTTTTGGACCATCGCCGTGTAACCTTGATATCTTTAACAGAACCATCATAGCCGCCACGTCACGGGCAGATATAAAATTAATCAAACCTAAATGCGCGTTCCAATACCCAGCGATACGGTCAAAATTTTCTTTAGCATCGCCATATTCTTCGTGACGCTCACCGCTAATTAAATTAGATGCCTCTTCCAATATACCAGAGCGGTTATATAAAGGCGGTAGAGCGGGTGGTTTTTCTGGTTTGATGTCAGTTATTCCTGCCGCTATTGTTTCATGTGAAACATCTTCGTAAAACCCTGCGGTTCCTACACCAGCCCACTCAGCTTCGATGTCAGTTATTCCTGCCGCTTCAAGTTGCTTTTCCGCTACTAATACCTCTTTTGGTGTGCCGATCTTTTTCATCAACGCCCACACGTAGGCATAAGATGTTTTGGTAGCCTGTGCTATTTCTGAAATTGTAGCTTCTGGGTGCTTTACTTTATAAGCCCATATTTTTTCTTGCTTCTTAGTCATGTCGTTCTCCTAGTTTTCATTCGGGCATCTGCCCGATTACATTTTTGGAAACTCTA